ATTTGTTATAAATATAGACTATTGAAATTTTATATATCCGTTTTCTAAATAAAAGATATAGCTTTTTTTATATATGTCATATAATTTATCTGCTATTTTAGTTATTTTGGGTGTTTTAACATCTATCATTTCTCGTATATAGATATATAATGCCTTTTTATTAAATACATCTAAATTTTCTCGTTTTCTAAATAGTTCAAGAATAGCGTCTGCTATTTTTGCATCAATTTCTTTAGGAAATATAATATATATATTATTAGTACAATATTCTACATACATATCTATAAATAAAGATATTTTATCATTATTAGGTAATTTATCACTTGGTGAATTATTTTCTTCTACTGTGTAAGAATATGTTCCGTCTTCTTCTATACTAGATACTGGGCTTGAATTTACGCGTTTTTTATAATTGGTTTCATTATATAAAATTAGCCAACGTTTTACTATTGTTCCAAAATATGAATATGCTTTTGCTCCTCGAGACGGATCAAATTTATGAATTTTAGATAATAAAAATATAATTACTTCATGTTGTAAATCTTCTATATTCTCTACCTCAGTATAATAAAATTTAAACGTATGTATAATATTTTGAGTAAGTTTAAAAAAGGCATAATGAATTTTTTCATCATATATTTTACTTTTTTCTACAAAATCAGTACTTAAGTTATAAGCAATAATTGCATCCTCAGTTTCTTGTGTGAAGTAATTTTTAGACATATTTTTAGTTTACTTTAAAATTATTCAACTGTTCTTGTAAAAATTTTACCTGTTTGAAAAAGTATCCTACTTCATCATCACTTTCGAAAGATCCTTTTGAATCTATTTCTTTTAATTTTTTATCTGAGAATTCAATAGTTGTGGATAAATTAATCATATATGCTTCATATGATTTAATTACGTCCTCACATTTTTCATTTTTCTTAAGTAAGTTATAGGTAGTAAATCCTAGTACTATTATAATACTTGCTAGTAATATTATTGTTATTATCATATTTATTTGATTAAAAAAGGTTGTAAAATTAATTACAACCTTCATATTTTTATTAATTAATATTTAGCCTTTAAAAAATCCATCCATTACATTCTTTAAGCCTTGGCTTTGGATATTACCTAATGCTTTAGTTTTAATGGCTACTTTTTTGACTGGTTGCTTATCATTTAATGTACGATCTCCTTTTGCTGTAGACACGTTACCTTTAAATTTAGGGAACCATTCTCTTTCAAATTCAACTTTAGCAGCTAAAAAATCGGCCTGATGTACAATATGTACTAATGCTGTTCTAACTTTAGTTTCTGGAGCCCAAGACATTAAATAAGATTTATTAGCTTCATCATATAACCCATCATGTAATCTAATTGCTAACCATTCATTTTTGGTATAACTAACTCCATGTGAAGTTAATAAAAATAAACCTCTATCAGGTACTGACATAAATTCTAATTTATTATTGAAGGTATAATCTTCACCTAATTTATCTTTACGCCATTGATCTGTCTGAGGGATATATGATTCATTTTCTTCATCACCCATTTTACCTAAATCATGGTTCATAGCTGAGAATACTAATTCTTCAATAGTATAATTTTGTTCAACTCCGAATTCTTCCCACACTGAATTAATTTTAAGAGCAGCATCAATAACACGATTAACATGTTCTACATAACCACCTGGAAATGCATTATGGTATTCCTTTTTATGTGATGCTGGCATTAACATAATACGTTCAGAATATTGATTGTAGAATGCTTTTAATTTAGATGCTCTAGGTTCAGAAATGTAAGTATCTATATAACCTATAAATTGGGTCCAGTTATCCTGGATTTGTTCTGCTGTTAGCTTCATAACTTTTATTTTTAATTATTAAATTCGATTTAATTCATGTCCGGCTAAAGGTTCAGATTCAACATATAATTTAAGTTGACTAATCTGTTCTTGAATGTTAGATAATACTTCATCATACTGTTCTCTATTGCCTTGTCTTAAGGCAAAATTTAATTTAGTTAGATTAGATTCTAATCCATCTAGTTTTCTCAACGTTGCTTCCCTGTTTCTCATATATTTGTTTTTATTGTTTTTATTTTCTAATTCTTGTTAATCTAATTTCCTTAAAACCCGTAATTGAAATATACGTTTATAAAATTTACTTTCCAAGTTTAAGTTTAAATTCTTTTATCTTATTTTCAATATTCTTTAATAAAGCACACTTTTCATATTCTTCCAATCCTTCAAAAAATTTCACTGCGAACTCTATATTTTTAAGAAATTCATCTGATGATTTATCCCTTATGCAATCCATATGGAATGGATTTTCCAAATTAATATTTTTAATATAGTCCCATGCCTTTTCAAACATAAGATGTTCACCTGCCTTTTCAACCTCCTCTATATTCAATTCAGGGGAAATATGTTTAAACACTTTAATCGTATGTTGTTTGAAAAATAAATGATTGCCTATTAATTTGTTAAACCCACCTATCCAAAACAATGGATGTTCAGAAAAATCAATAAGTAAAGATGTATCATCATACTCATCATCTTGTGGACTGTTAAATAAATCAAATATGTTATTTATATTCATTTAGATTATGTTAAAAAAATGCCCCATATATTTTTATATAAATATGGGGCAAATCCTTTAATTAGTACTTGTTAGTTATTTAACACTAACTGTAGATGTACTCACAGTAGCCGTATTTAAGGCAACTGAGTCTACTTCTAAACAACATGTAGTGTCTACTACAGAGATTGTATCTACAACAGGAGTTGCTTCTTTAGTTTCGGTTGGTGTACTACATGATGCTAAAGCAACTGCTAATAAAACGGTGATCTTTTTCATTTGGTTTTTGTTTTTGGTTTTTTATTGGTTAATATAATATAAATATAATGGTAGGCACGTTTAATTATGATTTCCACCTAAGAATTTAACTGCTTCAACTGCTTGGTTTAAGGTTACATCAAAAAACTCACGTTGATTATTAGGTCGAAATTCTTTTAAGTGATTATGTATTTCACTTTCTAATTCCATTCCGTTAGAACACCTAAATATATACTCTAACTTAAACGGGGTAGGTACACCTGTTGCTTTTGATAAATCTTTTATTCGAATACCTATTTCCTTACGAGTATACCCTATCTTTAACAACCCAGGATATGTAGGATTAGATAATACGTATATTAATTCATCTCCTTGACCATCACTAGGTACAGATTTTTTGAGTCGTTTAGTAAAATATTTCACATCTTCCCAACCTTCAGAAGCAGGATAATCAGGATGTATTGAAGGAGATAGCGTATAAAAATGAGCTAAACTGTTTCTAAAATCGTCTTCTGTAGATATATAATTATGTGATTCTTCTACTGTTATTCTTTTAAGTGGCTTAAATCGCTTATCCATAACTTTTATTTTAATAAGTTTTTATGAAATTCATTTAGTGAACCTGATCCTTTAGTATTAATTCTATCCAATACATCATCAATATCAAAATTAGATTCAAACACTGAATTAATAATATTAATAGCTTTTTGTCTTTGACAAAGCAACCCAGGAAAAAATTCAGCTGTAAGTTCAGGGTTTTCATCTATTTCTAAACTTGACAATAACCCATCTAAACTATCCATTTCAAATATTTCATTAACAATGTTAGTTACTTTAAAATTAACACCTGCGTCTTTTAATCTTCCAGTAGAAGTAATTAAGTCTTTTCTATTTATAAAAATTATTGCTTCTACAGGTGAAATTTCAATTTCAACAACATCACCAGTCATGTCGTTATCAAATTCTGGCATGTTACACTCAATTTCTTTTAATTCTTCTTCTGTATTTGAAGATACCATACGTACAATAGTATATGGATTTAAACTATTTACTACTAATTCATCTAACTTTTTCATAACCTTTATTTTTTAATTATGGTTAAATATACGTTTAAAGACTGTGTAAGCCTAATAAAGAAAGCCGATCTGAAGAGACCGGCTTTGATATTGATTAATTAGTTTAATTATTGACTAAACCCTGTAGATCTACCACCAGAACGACCTGATGTCTTAACCCACTTCCCGTCTTCAAATGCTACATTTAAAATAGCTTCATCATTTTTAATATTTTTAGCAAATTCTTTTTTTACAAATTCTCTCCAACTTTTAGCTTTTTCAGCTTCCATTTTACCTAATCCTTTAGTCATAGCAGGATTACCTTTTAACCATTTATCTAATTCTTCATCAGTAGCAGGTTTTGAACCAAACCCAAAAATTTCATCTAATTCAGTTTCAGCAATTTCATTTTCAGCAATGATACGTTTAATTTCTTTAATTGCTAATTTTTTCTTATTAGCTTTTCCTTCGTTTAGTACTTCACCAATACATTCATTGATTAAAGATTGTAATTCTGTTCTTTTCATTTATTGTAGTTTAAATATGTTTTAATTTTATTATAAATATATGCGAAAATAAGATAAGCGCAAGGTTAAATCTCTTTCTTCCCCCTACTTTTAGTTATTTTTTGTTCCAACTTTAAAACCAAGTATTCCATTCGCTTTTCATGTTCACGAATCTTGGCTTTCAAATCAGATATCTGAACTTCATAAATTTCAATAATTTTGTCGTGATCTTTATGCTTATATTCGTTTCTGGATTTGAGGTAATCCCATATGTCTTTCCCTTTTAGTACACCTATCAGTGCGACTATTATCCCAATAGTTTGAGTATCCATGTATGTTGTAGTTAATTATTATTAAATAATATAACCTTAATTATAC